CCGGGGCTGGACAAGAGCTAGCGCAATTACGGTAACCGCGTGAACCAGGGATAACCCTGTCACTAGGAGGGACAAAACGCCTTGCCTGTACACGGTGGAGGTCTTTCCACTTAGGCCGTGTCTTCGGTTATTCTGGGTAAAACTTATCAATCCATGGCAAATCCAGAATTCCGGTAAGAGATGTGAGGGCATTAATTCGCTGCTCAATCTCCTTCACCTCGCATGTAGTGACTCCAAACCGATTTTCGAGGTATAACAGATACGCTTCATAATCATTCGGTTTGGTTTTCTCCCATCTACGGCCGGCATCAACATGTTGATTATATTCCGTAGCTTTCCCGGGTCTGCCCAATTCGATCATCTTTTTGGCCAACACGCCAAAGATGGGCAGGTCACGTCCCCATGCTTCCAAGCACTTTCCTTTTGAGTAGCAAAGACTTAACCGTAGTTCCTCCATTTTCTTTGCACTCATGCCTTCAGGTATTTTTGTGGTCCAGCTATTTGTCTGGAACACTCGGTGTGGCTTACGCGTCATTCGAATGTTGCCTTCTGCATTGTAGAAGAAATCATTGGACAAGAAATCTAAGTCACTTATATCTCCAATGTTCAGCATCTTGCAAATCTGTGCAAGCCCATGTTGATGCTGATGCTTTCCTCTAGTGAATACTCGATCTACGGCATTTTGGAACTTCTCATGTCCAATCCATGCATTACTCGTGATCGTATCATCTCCCTTGGCCTTGAGGAAAAATTCCTCAATGCCTGCTAAGTGGTGGGTGAAGCGCCAATAAGATGCCATCAGGGTTGTATTCGCGAATGTGGTCCATCCGTCCCCCGACGCCCTTCCTTGCGCCTCATACTTGAGTTTTCCATTATCAACTCCCACTCTGAGAACGAGGGACTCTCTAAAAGCCCATCGTATCTCTTCAACGCTTAGCATCTCATCTAAGACACAGTTGGGATGATCCAAAATCGCATCAATGAGTTCGTTGAATAACTCATTATGCTCAACCAACTGCGTCATATCAAACCCGGAACCATCTGCGGCACACCACTTCATGTTTGGGTGCTCATGTTTCCACTCATCTATTGAGTGACAGATGTCCTCCCAGTTGCTTCTACCACAGTAATATTTGTCTCGTTCTGAAGCAATCTCTTCCAGCTTGTTGACAAATGCATTTGCGATGAGTTTCTTCTCGTCTTCGGGAACACAAATTTGACGCTCTTTCGAGTCTTCCAAAATAGTGTCCTTCAGCCAATGTAAAACCATCGTTACCTGCAATTCGGACTTGCTGAAAGCACCGTACCACATGTGTTTCTCGTCTTCTTCGTAGGTACGGTTGTCTGGGTGGTGGGATTGTAGGAGATTTCGTCCGTATTCCTTGCTATACTTGCGTAGCCACTCCTTGACGTCTACTATCATAGTAGTTTCATCGAGCCATTGCATCCATTCCTTTATGATGGTATCACGGAACCATTGCGCATAAAGTTTAAACACCTCGGGGTCGGCAGTGACCTTGTTGGAACATGCGCGCTGTGCAGCTGCGGTCTTTGTTCTACAACATCCATGGATACAAATGGGTGTTCTGAATGCATCGTGAACGGGTATTGGGAAAATTTGCCGTGCGCCAATATGCCGCTTCCCTTCGACAGCATATTTGCAGGGGAGCTTCCTGAAATCGCCAACATCGTATTCCGATCCTTTCTTTGCCTGCATCTTAGATTTGTATACTCCTTTTGTGAGATTCAAGTCCAGACGCGCAGGATCGCGAACACAAGAGCTGGCCAATGTCAGGTAGCGAGGGTCCCCTCCCTCGTAGGCGATCCCTGTTAGAGGATCGTCACTCAGGATCTAATTTTTCTTATTGCCGGCAAATTTCACAATAGAAGAACTCTTCTCCCTGAATTCAATCATTCTGTTCTCCTGTTGTGCCCTTAACAGTGTGGCTATATTAAAAGCTTCAGTTAAATCCATCACACTGTAACCACGTTCTTCGGCCAATTCCTTCTGCAGTGCGGCGCAGGTATAATTAATGGCCTGGTGTCCCTTTTTCGATCCAATCTTCACATATGCATCAAGCACGTCGACTAAGGGGGCTCGATAGACGTCATCCTTGCTAGCAACCTTTATGCCGAGAGTGTACCATCTTGGGTGTGACAGCTCCACATTGACGAATGTGGTGGTACCTTTCTTATCGACATAGATTCTCTCATTCGTGTCACCGAACTGTTTTATGAGAGAATCGACAATGGACAAGCTATGCCTTACTGATTCCTTCCTCTTTGCAAAGTCTAGTAGCATAGCTCCCGCAGGGACATTCTCTTTGGCAGCATATTCGCGAATTCTTAATTCATGCTCGCCGAATATGTCAGAGCTGGTTAGGGGTGCAAGGTAGGGGACTTCGAGAGCTGGTCGCTTAACGACCGGCAGGAAAGGTTCTTCCAACACCTTCTTTGTCCGGGCCAGGCAGTCTTCTGCCTTTTTCAAGATAGCCTCATTGGACATAGCAAGTGTCATCTTAACCTCTCCACTGCTAGGGACTACTATTCCCTCACTCTCTTTGTCAGCCTCCGGCAACTCTTCCACCTTTGCCTCTTCAGGCTTGAAAATCTCTTTGAAGGTGGTAACTCTGGGGAAACAGGATTCCATAGTTTCGCCTACTGCTTTCAACTCCTGTTCCGTGAATGTCATCATGCGGCACAACCTATAGGGCACATCTCCGTTGGTAAACTCCTCGAGCACTTCCATGAGTATCACTACCTTGTGTTCGTCGAGGATATATTTCCAGCTCTGTTTTCCACCAGTTTGTATGAAACCATGGTGGTACGGTTCGATGTTGCCCTTGACCTCTACTGTCACCTTGTTTCCGTCAACCTGGTAGGAACTCTCTTTATCGCAGGCATAACCTTTTTCCTTCGTCTGGAGCGCAGCATCGTAATCATTAAAGACTACATAGCCAACTCCTTTCTTACGGAGAGAGTGTCTCGCCTGCTCTAAGAGGACCCCAGGATAATAAACGGAGTCAACTGACATAGTGACTGCGTAGTGGTTCGTCCTGCACGTTTTGCACCTTTGTGCTGAGAACGTAAAGTCTCCTTTACACGTGCAGTGGAATTCGCCAGTTTCTTCGAGCATTTGCTCAACTGCCTTATTGCCTCGCTGGGTCCTCTCCCGATGAAGGTCGCGTGCAGACAACCGCGGTGCCATAGATGCAACTCTATGGTACAACGGGGTCTCACCGTCTACATCTAATCGGGAGGCCAAACGGGTGCGACTGGTGCCTACGTCGAGAATGTATTCTGTAGGCTCGTACTTGTAGTACACCAAGTCTCCAAAATAGGCCCGGAAGGTGGCACCTATTGGGTGTGGATGAATTTCACTTTCCCACAGTTGGAGACGATTGCCGGGTCGGGCGTCGCGTTTTTCGAGGTTAAGCAGATGATCAAAATGTCCTCTAATGGCTTTAAGCCCTTCAGGTTTGAGGACATATTTGCATCGAAAGCTTGTGAGCGATCCATTTGCCAGCTTAAGTCCTCCTTGAGAGCGTTGAATTTCCTCGTCGACAAAAGCTTTTGGCCTTGGGTTGGGTCTGTTTTGGGTTGCTTTCTTATCTTCTTTGGCATTTGACTTGGTAGAAGGTCCTCCAATTGACGTAGAGCTTCCATGAGTTCCTGAGGAACCTTCTTTGGGGTTTGGCACGCTTTTCTTTGCTGATCCAGGTCCACTTTCAAGTGATTTAATATCTCCGCTTCTGTCAATGGACGTAGGCTTTGATACAGCAATGCTGTCACTCTGGTGGATGCTTGGGTCAGAACCTTTAGATTCTTCAATAGGATCGTATTCAATAATGTCGCGTTCT